TATAAAGATTCCAGAATCATGGGATTCAATCCTTGTGCGGAGCAGCCATTAGAATCTTATGAACTTTGTACACTTGTAGAAGTGCACTTAAATCGTCATGAGTCTAAGGAGGACTTCCTCAAGACATTGAAGTTTGCATATCTTTATGGAAAGACTGTAACCTTAATGCCAACACATTGGCAACAAACAAACGGAATCATGCAAAGAAACCGTCGTATTGGAACATCCCTAACAGGCATTGCATCTTTTGCAGATACCAGCGGACTTCCAGCACTGCGTGAGTGGATGGATGAGGGGTATCAGAAGATTCGTCATTATGACCACAAGTATTCAGAGTGGCTATGTGTTCGTGAATCTGTTCGTGTAACTACCGTCAAACCTTCAGGATCTGTTTCTCTTCTATCAGGTGCAACTCCTGGAGTTCACTGGGGACCTGGTGGAGAATTTTATCTTCGTGCTATTCGTTTTGGTAATACTGATCCAATGATGCATTTATTTAAAGCAGCGGGATATAAAATTGAAGATGATGTTGTATCAGCAAATACATCAGTTGTATATTTCCCAGTAGCATCTGGACACAAACGTGCAGAAAAACAAGTAAGCCTATTTGAAAAAATTGGACTTGCAGCAACTGCTCAAAAGTATTGGTCTGATAATGGCGTTTCTGTAACCCTATCATTTGATAAAGAAGAAGAAACAAAGTTTATTGCTCCAGCACTTAATATGTACGAAGGACAGTTAAAGGCTGTTTCATTCTTACCAATGGGCAATAAGACTTATCCGCAACAACCATATACAGAGATTACCAGAGAAGAGTATAACTCTTACGTTGGCACAATTGGCAAGATTGACTGGTCTGCAATTTATGATGGCAAAGATAATCTAGATGCCGAATCAGAAAAATATTGCAGTACAGATGCTTGTGAGATTAAATTATATTAGGCCGTATCCTGCTATAATAAGAGGATAGGAGAACCATGTCTAACCCATCCAATTTGTATGCAGAGAAGATCTTTAGTGAACACCCTCTGGTTCTTTGGGCACTAGACGATAAACTTGATTACATAAGTTTAATCTCAGAGGCACAAAGAAATATACTTGGCCTTTGGTCCGTAACAAATTGCACGGCTTACTCTGGCACCTCTTTTGCAGGGGAACCATTTTCAACCAGTTATAATACAAAGATTAGATGTAACGTACCAGTAGGCTCAACAAATGAGGCAACACTAATAAGCCCAGGTATAGTAAATTTTCAAGACTTAGATTCAAGGCTTGGAACATTTTGTGTAGCAACGCATTTTTATTCAAATACTCCTTACATTCAGTCAGTTGCTATTGGCTATGAATACACAGATACTACAACATCTCAGATAATTCAAAATTTAAAAGTCTTTCCAACTTCTTTGTTTCAGGACTGGGGTTTTGTATCTGAAACATTTGAGATCCCTGACGAAAACACAGATTTAAGAGTAGTTATAAAAATTATAACAACCTCTGGCGGAGCCACTACTGGAGACTATGAATTATATTTTAATGGCATAACTGTTGGTCAATGGTCTGAAGAGTTTAATGCAACATCTCTTGGCATAGAGTCAGAAACATTTCCAGCAAACATTGATTTAGCAACAACTAATGATGTTATTGCAGCATCGGCATATGGAATCTCATCAGACACTGCATATTATTTAGTTGATGGAAATTATCTTGCTGCAAAAAATACTGGAATCCCATTAGTTTTTGGTGCATCTGGAATTACAAAACTTGTACCAAATGGAGACGACCCATCAGTTATCTTTCCTGGCAAAGGTTTTTTGCATGAAGAGGGAAGATATAATAACTACACTGTTGAATTTTGGGCAAGACTTAGTTCAGAGACCAATTTAGCAAAAAGAATATTTGGGCCTATTGGAAGCGAAGACGGACTGTATGTAGAGGGTGGATTTTTAACACTTTTTATTGGCGGAAATTTTGTTTCACACTTTGTTGGTGAGTGGTTTAGGCCAATGCTAATCCATATTGCTTTAACTACTAATAACGCAACAGTAATGATAAATGGAGAGCAAGTTATGTCTTTAGATTTTATTACTTCGTCAATCAGTTTAGCCTCTGGAGTTGAAGAAAATTGGCTTGGATTTTATGCACACGAAGACGTAACTCCAATTGAGATAGATGCTCTTGCTATTTACTCGTACAGAGTTCCAGACATTGTTGCAAAAAGACGTTGGGTTTACGGTCAAGGCGTTGGTTCATCAGAAAATATTGACTCTGCTTATAGCGGAATCTCTGCTGTGATTGATTATCCATTTGCTGACTATACCGCTAATTATAATTACCCAAGTTTTGCACAATGGCAACAGGGAAGTTTTGATAATTTATCAACAACGGCAACATCGCTAACAACCCCTGAGTATGCTTTGCCAACAATTTTTACGGGTACAAAAACTATTCAAGAGTTATATGATGATTCAGATACCCTGTATTCAAACATTGCAAGTGGAAACCTTGGCACCGATAGTAGGTTTATATCACTAAATCCTGACAACTCGTGGGACGATGAAGGGGCATATATTAACTTTTCAAACTTTAATATATTAAATGACCAAGTGGCTTCTGTATATGGAGTGTTTCAAATAAACAATCAAGGCAGTGGAACCAACGACGAAGAACAGATATTATTTAAAATATACAATCAAAGCACAGGGAATTATTTTACTGTTAATGTAGACGGGCTGGAGATTGTTTACTCTTTGGTCTACGGTGGAGTTTCAGAAGAGATTTATCGCACAGACGATATTGGACTTCAAGAACTTTTTGCAGCAGGAATTAACATTCAAGATCTTGTATTAGAGAATGGTGGAAATGTTGCTACATTCTTTGGAAATCAGAACTCCCTAAGCCTCTACGTTGGAGGAGATAACTCTGGAGATAAAACCTTTAAGGGTTATATTTTTTCTGTTGGTCTTTCAACAGCCTTAAACTCAAATGAGATATCATCATATTTTGAAGATAATGGAACTGCGATAGTTGATACTTATGTTGGAAGCGGAGTTGAGTATTCAGAAAATGCCCTTGCCCTTTTAGCACACACAGCAAGTTATACTCTTTTACCAACATTTGCATATGATAAGTTATTTTTAGATATTGGAGTTTCAGGGCACTGGGAAGACTACCTACCTTTATCTTATTTTGGACAATATGTTCAAAATGATATTGGAAATTCTTTTTATGACTTAGATTTCTTACAGTTTAATCTTGGATATCCATCTACATCTAGCCTACTACAATCAGAAACTATTGGATCCTGGACATACCAAGGACTAAAAGATGAATATAGAATCCCAACAGAAAAAACCTACGGAGAATTAGATAATACTCTATTTACTGGTTGGAGTAACTATCAAGATTTATCACAAAGGTCTTTAAAGAATTATGAATACAATACAGAGCAGGCATCAATTAGAAGTTATATAACTTTTCAGTATATTGAAGAAGGAGCAAATGCGCTACCTAGCACATTTACAACTACGGTTTCTGCAAAAGAAAACTCAGTTGTTGACGTTTCTGAATACGCATCTTGGGATACAACAAAGTTTGAGGTTGTTGATAATACCCTAATCTATCCAAGAAAAGATATTGACTTTAATGATTTAGCAATTGTTTATAGCCTTGACTTTAATGTTCGTGGAATCTTAACAAAGCCAGTATCTCTTAAAAAACTAGAACTTGCTTCTCAGGCTTTTAATGAAAACTCATTTAACCCAATTGGAACAAGGTTTGGAACTGATCTATTCCCATACAAACGCTCTGGTATTTATTATGACTATAAAGCAAAAAATCCTTTTAGTATTTACAAAAGCAGCACCCCATATCTTTATTTTAATAAAACATCTGGAATCCAGGTTCGTGGAGACTTTGACTATAATTTTGATCGTGGTATTTCAATGCCTATTAATCAGTCTATTGCAGACAACTATAGAGTAAGTGCTTTTCAATCTTGGGTTAAATATGATAAAAGATCTTTTCCTTTAACACCAATAAGTTTATTTGAAATAAAACACAAGGCAGATACCATCATTTTTAATGTTGTTGCAAACGATGAGTTTGGGCAAAGAGGTAGAATATTTGCAAAAAATAAAAGCGACAACTCAGACTTTGACAACTTATCATATTTTATAAACGGAAAACTTGTTTATAATCCAGTATTAACCCTTAACGAATGGGCCGTGCTGGGTATAAACTTTGCAACAGCCTTAAACCTTGATTTATTTTTGGGATCTGTAAATCTAAATAGTCCAGCAATATTTAACAACATCTCCTTTTACCAGGCGAATAATCTTCAGCAGTTACAGTCTAGAGGCACTCGCCCTTGGAGCAGAGTTAAGCAAGAAGATGGAGTTGATAATGACTGGGCATTTTGGCTAAACAACTATTCCTGGGATAGCACCCTCTTTACATTAGCCTCAGCCCTGTATGGCGTAAACGCACAGGATGTCTATAATAATTACATGGGAACTAATAAGATTATTATTGATGACGAAGAAGGTATGGTGTTTGATGCCGACAAGATGAGAGTCTATAATGACACTAGTTGGTCAGTATCGGTAGGCACACCAGTATAGTCTGCTATACTTATGGTTATGGATTCTCTATTTAGCCCAAAAACTGGTAAGCCTATTGTTGAAAATGTACGACGTAAGGTCATTGACAAGCATTATGACTGGGGTCTATACGTATACAAGAAATCAGATGGAAAGTGGTTTACTGACGGAACTGGTTCTGTATTAAACATTCCCGCTCAAAAAGGTGACATCTCAAAGATTGCAGAACTTAAAAAGGCTGCAGTATTTAATGGTGACGACGGAGAAGGCACAGCCCACTTTGTTGCGGGACTAACAAGAGTATCTGAAGAAGAATACTCAGAACAAAAAGATAGAATGAGACAAGGTTTAATTCCAAATGTTAACGACTTAGGCGCAATTGCCGATGCACAGAAAACATTAAAAACACACGGAAGGGATGCGTACGAAAGTGACTGATGATGATAACTTTCAGTATGTTAGAGCAAGTCTAAACACTCAAGAACAAGAGGATAGCCAGTTTAAGGGTAGCGACCCATTTAATAAAAATTGGGAAGAATTAAAAGAATACTCTGGCTTAGATCAAAACTTTCGCCGTCGTATAGTAAGACAGATTAGCAAAGCGGTATCTCCAACAGCAGCATATCTAGACTCTGCAAATGCAGTTCCATCTGGAGCAGATGCTGGATCAAAGGCTCTTAATCCTGGAACTGTATACAGAAATGGCTACGGTCTATTTGATGTGATTACACCACCATACAACATGTATGAACTAGCAAATTTTTATGACACATGTTTTTCAAACCACGCTGCAATTGATGCAAAGGTAGAAAACATTGTAGGTCTTGGTTACAGGTTTGACGTTACAGATAGAACTTCACTCAGACTAGAAACTTCAGAAGATGAAGGCGCAACTGGTAGAGCAAGAAGCAGAATTGAAAGAGCAAAGATTGAACTTCGTGATTGGCTAGAAAACCTTAATGATGATGATTCTTTTACAAAAATCATGGAAAAGGTTTATACCGATGTTGAGGCAACAGGTAACGGGTTTATTGAAGTAGGTAGAACACTTAAGGGCGACATTGGTTACATTGGTCATATTCCAGCCACAACTGTTCGTGTTCGTAGACTCAATGATGGTTACCTTCAAATTATTGGTCAGGCCGTTGTTTACTTTAGAAATTTTGGTGCAAACAATCCAAACCCAGTAACAGCAGATGGCCGTGCAAATGAGATTATTCACCTTAAGTCATACTCTCCATTAAATACTTATTATGGAATTCCAGATATTGTTTCTGCGATGCCGTCATTAATTGGTGACCAACTAGCATCAAGATATAACATTGATTATTTTGAAAACAAGGCTGTACCACGATACATCATTACCCTGAAAGGTGCAAAACTTTCTGGAGATGCAGAAGACAAGATGTTTAGATTTTTACAGACTGGGCTTAAGTCTCAATCTCATAGAACCCTCTATATTCCACTTCCTGGAGATACAGACCAGAACAAAGTTGAATTTAAGATGGAGCCAATTGAAAACGGTATTCAAGAAGGATCTTTTAAGGAGTATCGTAAACAAAATCGTGATGACATTCTAATTGCCCATCAAGTTCCTATATCTAAACTTGGTGGCTCAGAGTCTGGTTTGGCAGCAGCACTCTCCCAAGATCGTACATTTAAAGAGCAGGTTGCCAGACCAGCACAACACCATTTAGAAAAGGTTGTTAATAAGATTATTAGAGAAAAGACGGATGTTCTTGAACTTAAGTTTAATGAACTTACTTTGACAGATGAAATTGCTCAATCGCAGATTCTTGAAAGGCTTGTTAAGACTCAAATTATGATGCCAAACGAGGCTCGTCAGGCTCTTGATTTGCCACAACGTAAAGATGGCGACGAACCTTTTGTCATGACTCCAAGACAGGCAACTGATGCTGCTGCAAATCTTTCTGGGAATAGAGCAAGAGATGCAGAAAGAACAAATAACAATTCTGACTCTCCAAGTACAGTTGCTGGACGCAATCCTGCGGGTGAGGGTAGATCGTCTCAGTAATTGAGAAATCTAATAAAACATTTGGTATAATGGACTCTGATATGATAATAAATAAGGCAAATTGGACAACAGACAAAGATAGCCTACGTCTGTCAATGCCTATTGGTAAAGTAGACGTAGAACGCCGTATGGTCTCTGGCTTTGCATCTCTTGATAACATTGACAAGCAAGATGACATTGTTACAGCAGAAGCAAGTGTTCAAGCATTCAAAAATTTCAAGGGCAACCTAAGAGAAATGCATCAGCCATCAGCAGTAGGAAAGATGATCTCATTTAAAGAAGATCGCTATTTTGACCCAAGTTCAAAGAAGTTTTATAACGGAGTTTATGTCTCTGCTTATGTTTCAAAGGGTGCACAGAATGCATGGGAGAAAGTCCTAGATGGCACATACACTGGTTTTTCTATTGGTGGCAATATCAAGGTTTGGGACGACGCTTATAATGCAGACCTAGATAAATCAATTCGCATTATTAAAGATTATGACCTTTATGAATTGTCATTAGTTGATAGCCCAGCAAATCAATTTGCAAGCATCATCTCTGTTGAAAAAGTAAA